AACGAAGTTCCAGTCTCAGTAATGGCACAGGATCTTCTCCGAACCTATAAGTTTGGATGGAAGACGAGTTACTATCAGAATACTCATGACCAAAAATCTGATGAAGTCAAGGAGGACACTACCAAACAACAGTTAGAAAAACTACTTGAAGAAATGATGAATTCTAGTGAGGAAGATTGTGAAAGTTGCAAAATCTAGTAAAGAACAGGAGTTACAAATGGTACAAGGAATGACTGTATTCAACACCAGCACCGATGTTGATACCCGCAAACAACCAATGTTTTTTGGTCAACCACTAGGTTTGCAACGATATGATCACTATAAGTATCCAGTATTTGATAAACTAACCCAACAACAATTAGGTTATTTCTGGAGACCCGAAGAGGTGTCCCTTCAGAAGGATCGTGGCGATTACCAATCTCTTCGCCCAGAACAAAAACATATCTTCACTTCCAACCTGAAGTATCAGATCATGCTTGACTCTGTTCAAGGTCGTGGTCCAGGTATGGCATTTATTCCTTATTGTTCTCTACCAGAACTAGAGGCATGTATGGAAGTGTGGGGATTTATGGAGATGATCCATAGTCGTTCATATACATACATTATTAAAAATGTGTATTCTGATCCCGCAGAAGTATTTGATACGATTCTTGACGATGAAAAAATCATGAGTCGTGCAACAACTGTAACGGGTGCATATGATGATTTTATCAACTCTGCACAACATTATGGCACTTCTAATGATTGGTTGTTTGCACAAGAGGGCGCAGGATATTCCAGAGAGGGAAGAATTGAACTTAAGAGAAAACTTTACAGGGCTATTGCAAATGTCAACATTCTTGAAGGTATCCGGTTTTATGTCTCGTTCGCTTGCAGCTTTGCGTTCGGAGAACTTAAACTTATGGAGGGATCCGCTAAAATTATCTCTCTCATCGCAAGAGACGAAAATCAGCACCTTGTCATTACTCAAAACATCCTCAATAAGTGGCGCGAAGGAGATGATCCAGAGATGCAACAGATTGCTAAGGAAGAAGAGGGGTGGGTAACTTCTGCATTTGACAATTGTGTCAACGAAGAGAAATCCTGGGCTAAGTACCTGTTCAAAGATGGTTCAATGATTGGTTTGAATGACAAACTACTCAATAACTATGTTGAGTGGATTGCAAATCGTCGTATGAAGTCTATTGGACTCAAACCAATGTATGATGTTCCTGCAAAAAATAATCCACTTCCTTGGACTGAGCATTGGATTTCCTCTAAGGGTCTTCAAGTTGCTCCACAAGAAACTGAGGTTGAATCTTATGTTGTTGGTGGTATCAAACAAGATATGAAGAAAGATTCATTTGCTGGCTTCAAACTCTGATCTAAATAAAAATAACAACTGAATTGAAATAAGTCTTATGGCTACTCAAACTCAAATCCCGAGGGTAGTTTCGGAAGAACTACCCTCCAATCCTTTTGCTTTTGAAGTTCTTGCACTTGCTGCAAAACAAAAATCAAATGCAAAAAAGGCGGAAATCCTTCAGAAATATTCTGACCCATCACTCAAAACAATCCTAATCTGGAACTTCGATGAGACAATTGTGTCTCTGCTTCCTGAGGGGTTAGTTCCTTATGCGAGTGTAGGTCAACAGAATGTTCGTTCTGGCAATCTCAGTGATAATATTGAAAGATCTGTTCAGATGATGGACGAACTTGGATCTAATTCCATTGGTTCTCAAGATCAGGGTAGAACATCTATTCGCAAAGAGTATACTTACTTCTACAACTTTGTAAAAGGTGGTAATGATCGTCTCTCAAGTATGAAGAGGGAGACAATGTTTATTAGTATTCTTGAAGGTCTACATCCTCTTGAAGCTGAGATTCTTATGCTTGTTAAGGATAAAAAACTGGATACTAAGTATAAGATTAGTAAACAAAATGTTTCAGATGCATATCCAGATATTCAATGGGGCGGCAGATCCTAAATATCTATTAGGAATTTAGTATCTAAAGAATATGGCAAGGCAGGGGATTAGTACAGGAACATCGCCTAATGATGGTTTAGGCGACTCTCTGTTAGCTGGTGCTGTAAAAATTAATCAAAATTTTCTGGAAATTTATAATACTTTTGGAAACGGAAATACATTAACGAGTTATGTTAATACTGCTGGCATAGCAACTTATGCAACCACATCTGGTGTTGCAACTATATCTGGATATGCAACAACTGCGGGTGTTGCAACTTATTCATCATCATCTGGAGTTTCGACAACAGTAAGTGGGGGATTTGGTTCACTTATAGGATTAACAGTTGCTGGACTTACCACATTATCAGTCAATAGTTCTATTGATGCATTAAGAATTACTCAAACTGGTGGCGGAAATGCTCTAGTTGTTGAAGATGAAACAAATCCTGATGCTACTCCCGTTATAGTAACTGGTATTGGATCTGTTGGTATAGGCACTAATGCTCCAAGTTCCTTATTTCATGTACAAGGTAATACTTTAATAACCGGTATTGTTACTGGATCTTCTTTCCGACCAAGTAGTGGATACTATCAGTCCGCAAATGGAACAAATGCGTTTTATGTTTATGATGGAACTGGTAATGTAGCATTTCAAGGAACTATTGGTGTAAATCAAATTAATAGTGGTTCTGGGTATAAGGCTCTAGAGTTTTCTGCAGAAACAACTCCAGTTGTAATGGTCACGAATGGTTTAAATGTTACTGGAGTTACAACTTCCTCAGGGGGATTCGTAGGAAATCTTACTGGAACTGCAACAACCGCACAAGGACTCACCGGAACTCCAAACTTAAATGTTGGAGTCATTACTGCAACTTCTTATAGGGGAGATGGATCTCAACTTACTGGGACTGGGGTAGGAAGTACGGCAAGCGTAAATACGACGGGAATTATTACAGCAACATCATTTTATGGAGATGGTTCAAATCTTTTTGGATTACAGACAAAAAATCTAGGTTCATATTCTTCCTCTTCAGATATTTCAAATTCTGCAACAAGTATTTCTGGAATTACTACTTATCGTGAAATTCAATATTTAAATGGATCTTTTGCAACTAATAGTGATGATAATTTTGGTTATAGTGTAGCGACAAGTTCCGATGGAAATACTTTAGTCGTTGGTGCTATATTTGACGAAATAACAGGATCTACGGGGCCTGGCGTGGTTTATGTATTCGATCGGGTTGGCGCGGCGGGAACATTTGTTCAGGTGGGGGTCATAACAGGAATTTATGCTAGCAATGCAAATGATTATTATGGAGTATCTTTAGCTACTAGTGCAGATGGTAAAACTATTATTGTTGGAGCTTTACTAGATGAGATTCCTGGAGGTAGTAATACTGGCGTAGTATATGTTTATGATCGTGTAGGTGTTGGAACAACATCAACTTTCAATCAAGTAGGAATTCTTACAGGATCTTCAGCAAGTTCTAGTAATGACTTTTTTGGAACTTCTGTTGCTACAAGTTCTGATGGAAAAACTATAGTAGTTGGTGCTTATTTTGACGAAGGTGCAGAAGGAAGAACTTATATTTTCAATAGGGATGGAAATACCTTTAGGGAAACTGCTGTATTAAGTGAGTCCGGTTCTTCTTATTTTGGATATTCTGTTGCTACAAGTTCTGATGGTAAGAGTATACTTGTAGGTTCATATAATAATAATGCAGCGGTTGGCAATGCATATGTTTATGATAAAGTAGGAATTGGTGTTTCTTATAGAAGAGTTGGAATTTTAACAGGTAGTTACGCTTCCGATAGTGGTGATAATTTCGGATTTTCAGTAGATATGAGTTCTGATGGAAGAACTATGGTTGTTGGCGCTAGGGGAGATGAAATTCCCGGAGGCAGTAATACTGGTATCGTCTATGTTTATGATAGAATTGGTAATACATTTACTCAAGTTGGTATTTTAACAGGATCTTATGCGACCTCTACGGATGAATATTTTGGAACATCTGTAGTTTGTAGTGCAGATGGAAAAACAATAGTTGTTGGTGCTGTTAGTGATGAAATTAACGATGATGGTAGTGGAGTAGTTTATGTTTTTAATCGTATAGGAAATACTTTTACTGAAGTTTCATCTTTTGTTGGATCTCAATCAGTTACCTCTGGAGATTCATTTGGTTTTTCTCTTGATATTAGTTCCGATGGAAAAACTATTTTTGTTGGTGCTTATGCTGATGAAAATCCTAGTTTTAGTGGTGGTAGTGGATTAGTTTATGTTTATGATCAAGTTAGAAGTTCTTATCTTTTCTCAACTCCTAGTGGTAACATTGGCATAGGAACTTCAAATGCAACATCAAAATTAACTGTTGCGGGAGATACTTTAGTAACTGGAATTTCTACAGTGGGCCTTGCAAATACTTCTACACCACCAAGTAATTCTCAAATGAGTTTTGAATTGATTTCTAATACTCAACTTAGAATTAAAGTTCGCGGTACAGATGGTGTGTTGAGATCTGCAGACATTACACTTGCATAATCCTAAATAGCAAGGTGTCGCAAAAAATAGTACTATGACCCTAGATCTTCATAACTTTTTTAAGTTTTATGATGAGAAGAACGCCGATCATGTCGCGGCTGTTCAGTGGTTGGAAGACAAACTTCCAGAAAAATTCCTAGATGACGCAGAGACTGACTGGATTGGTATTTTCAGAACAAAACCACCAACTCCAGAAGTACTCGCCGTCCCATACTTCAACCAAGTAGATAACTATAGAGATGCACATAGAACTTGCAATAGTTCGTCATGTGCTATGTGTCTTGCTTTCCTCAAGCCAGGAAGCATCAAAGGCGATGACGAATATGTCAAGAAAGTATTTGCGATTGGTGACACGACTGACCATGCGGTTCAGACAAAGGTTCTCGCAGGTTATGGTGTTAAGTCACACTTTAGTTACAATCTTTCTTTTGCTGACATTGATAAGAGTCTTGATGCTGGGAAACCTGTTGTTATTGGTATCCTGCATCGCGGCCCTCTATCTGCTCCTACTGGTGGGCACATGTGTGTAGTCATCGGTAAGACTCCAGATGGTAAGGGATACTTTGTAAATGACCCATATG